ATATTTAATAAAATCCCATTTTTTATTTTTGTTCAAAAACAAACTTCCAAATGTATTTGATAAATTTTTTTTTGTTAAAAATGTATTGTTTTCTTTATCTAATAAAATAACAAATTTATTTTTGTATAATTCATTCTTCTCATTATTATTAAAATCTTCTTCATTATAAAATATCTTATGTATTTTTGCAAGTTCATCTGATTTTTCACATTCTTTATTAAGTCTTTCTATATCTTTTTCTAAATTCTCTATTTCACTTACATATTTTTTTATTTCATTTTTAATATTTTTTATTAATTTCTCATTTATGTCTTTTAAACTATTTTTATCTATATTTTTTATTAATTCATCCAGATTATATGATAGTATATTATTATTTTCATCATTTAATAAATCTTCTAAAGATTTTAATATATCTGATGCAGAATTATTTTTTTTTATTAATGATTGTTTGTTTATATCTATGTCAAAATCTTTTAATAAATTAATATATTCTTTAATAATTACATTTTTTAAATATTGATTAATTAAAATATTACCATTATCATATTGTTTTAATAAATAATTTATACGATGAATTTGTTGATTGTCTTTATTCTCAGTATATTTGTTTTTTGAATTAAATTCTTTATAACTTAAAAATTTATTATTTAAATTAAAAACAAAATCTTGTTTGTTTTCTTTTATTAATTTATTAAAATTCAATAAATTATTTAATAATTTATTTTCTTTATTTATTTTATTTTCTATTAATTCTTTTGCTTGATATTTTTCTTCTTTATCAAACTCTTTTTTTAAATCTTTAATATTTTTATTTAAAATATTAATAAGTTCTTCTGTAACGTCTTCATTGTTTATATTATAACCTTGTTCTATTAACATATTTTCAAAATCATCTTGATTTATTATAGATAAATTATCATTTAATTTTAATAATTCTAATGATTCTAAATTAATAAATTTTGATAAATAATTATATAAATTAATTATGTAATTATTATTATTAAAATTTTTTATTAAATTTTCTATTATATTTTTTTTATTTAATTCTAAATCTAATGAAGATAAATTATCTTTATTATTATCTAAATTATTTAATTCTTGTTGTATAAAAAACATATAATCTGTTGGAAATAATATAATTTCATTTTTAAAATTATTAAATTTTTTTATATATATTTCTTCGTTTTCTGGAAACAAATAAAAATTATTATAAATATTTTTATCATATTTTATTATTTTTGTTTTAGATTTATTTAATAATTCTATTTCTTTTTCTAATTCTATTATTATTAAATTATTTAATTTAAATAATTGAACAATATTTTTATCATATTCATCAAAAGTTTTTATTTCTTTAATTTTTCCTTTTATTATATTGTTTTTATTTGTATAATTTAATACTAAATTAACAGTATTATTAACTTGTAATTCTTCTATATTATCAAAATATTTTTGTAAATTAAATATTTCAAAATTATTATTAGAATTGTTATAATTTTTATAGAATCCTAATAGAGAAGTTTTGTCACCTTCATAAATATTTTTAACATTTTTGTTTAAATTTTGTTTTCTGTTAGATAAAAACCTATAATTTAATTTATCTAATTGTCTTTTATTTATTAAAGACACATTATTGTTTTTAATATTATTTAATAATATATTACTATCTGTTTTTTCTTTGTTGTCTAATAATATAAAATCATAATCTTTTTTTAAAAAATTATATATATTATTTTCTAATATATTACGATTATTAAATAAAAAATAATATAATAATTCATTAATATTTGTTTCTGTATTAAATGGATTTTCTAATTTATTTTCATAAACTTCTTTAAAAGGTTTTAAATAATTGTATTGTTCTTTTTGTTTTTCTATTAAATTTTTATTAGAATAATTTATTTTGTTAAGTTTTTTTATATAATCATTTACAATATTAAACATTTCGTCTTTTTCTTCAATAAATTCAGTATAAGTTGTTAATTCTGCTAATAAAATAGGTATATTTAAATTTTTATTATAATTAATTAAATGTGTAAAATCGAAGGGAGATTTAATATTATTGCTTTTCATTTGTTCAAAACTTTTAAAAATTTTTAATAAATTATTGATAATATTTGTAGATTTTTGTTTAGAACATTTATTTAAACATAATAGGATAAGTTCATTTTTAAGTTGTTCATCGGTGTAATTTTCAAATTGTGTAGGTAATTCTTTTATAATAGATAATTTGTATTCTTTTGTATCACTTGGATAAATAATATCTTCATTATCTAAAATAATATCTTCTTCAAATTTTGTTTCTTTACTGTAAAATTTATAATTTTCTGTTTCTAATAATATACTCATACTTTATTTTATTAATTTTATTTTATATATTAAATAATTTTTATTTAATTAAATTCTTTAATTAGTTCTTTTTTAATTTTTGAAAATTCAATCCATTTTTTGTTAATATTATTTAAATCATTTTGTATTTCTTCACAACCATCAATAAATATTTTATTAATTAATTTTTCTTTTTCTTTATTTGTTTTGTTTTTAAAATCCTCATTTTCATCATTTATTTGTAATCTTATAAATAAATGATTTTCTAATGGATGAGGACATCTATAACCTATGAATTTTATTAAATTCTTTCTTTCCTCTCTTACGTATTTATTATACATTAATGATTGTAATAAATTACCTATTGTATGTTTTTCTTCACTTATGTTTAATTCATACATATCAATTGTTTTATCTAAATATTTAAAACTATTTTCTTCTTTTATAATTAATTCAATAATTTTATTTATTTTTTGATTGATAATTAATATAGATTTAAAAAATAAATATTCTGATGGTATTCTGCATTCAGAAGTAATAGTATAATGAAAATAATTAGGTTCATCATAATCATTTTTATGAAAATATTTTTGTTTTTCTAAATTTCTAAAATCTTTTTTGTATTCAGATATTTCGTCTTTTGTATTTAGAATTTTTTTATCACTTAATTCTTTTATTTTTTCTTTTAATTTTTTCTCTGCTTTTTCTTCGTCTACTATGTTATAATAAACACAAGTACTTACTATTCCATATCCACTATAATTTTTTGCAATATTTTTACTTGCTATTGCTTGAATATATATTTCATTTCCTTCGTCTTGATTAATTAAATTTGGTTTTAATTTAGTAATTAAGATATAGTCATTTGTGATAGGATTTTTTGGAAATATTTTTTCTCTGAAAGTTTTGCTATAAGGTTTTCCTTTTTCATTATGTATTTGAATATCACCTGTGTGTACATCTAATAGAGAATTTGTATTATTTGATTTTTGTATTATAAACTTGTATTTATTTTTATCAAAATCATTAATTTCGTCTACATCAAAACAAAGAGGTATTAAACTCAAACGGTGTTTAATAAATTCATTATGTAAAGGACTTGTATTTTTTATAATATTTACATCAGGATTTTCTGTTTTATAAGGTTCAAATTCAAATGCAACATTTTCTATTTCAGATAAAATCACACGACGTATTGAATTTAAAATAGATGTGTCTATATTTTTTACTTTAAATTCTATCTCAGAATTTGTTTTCTTAAATTCTTTAAATTCTACCATTTTATTATTATTTATTATTTATTATTATTTATTATTTATAACAGATTTATATTATAATTTTTTATAATTGATATAATAAATATTAATCAATTTTTTTAAATATTTTTATAGAATATTTTTATAGAATATTTTTATTAATAATGTGTTAAATTTTAAATTAAATTAATATATATATTTTTTAAGATATAATATGAGTGATAGAAAAAGAAAACCAATATTATTTTATTCTAATTTGTGTAAGTATTCAAATGATATACACCAATCTATAATAAAATGTAATGCATTAGATAATTTTTTACTTGTAAATATAACAAATGGTAAATTTAAAATACCTAAAATTATTGAAAAAGTTCCTACTATTTTATTAGAAGACTTTAAAACTAAATTAGAAGATAATGAAATTGAAGAATATATAAAAAAAATTAAAGATAGTAAAACCAATAATATTGAACCAGAACCTGTATTTGATGATAGAGGTAGTATTAGTAATAATTATTCATTCTGGAATGAAGAAGAAAATAATACAGTATTATCTAATCAATATGGATTAATTAGTGATATGGTAAATTCAAAACCTTTAAATGTATCTGATATTAAAAAAGAAAGTAATGATAATTTAAGTGATAGAATGAATAATTTACAACAAGAAAGAAGCAATGACCTAAAAGAATTATTTAAAAATAATGGACCAGACCATAATTTATTATAAAAATTAAATTAGATAATTTATTATAAAAATTTAATTAGATAATTTATTTAAAAGATTTTTAATAAAATAATAATAAAAAATGGATAAATTAATTAATATATTTAATACACAATTATCTGAATTTATATTAGAATTAATTAAAATATTTCCAGAAGACAAAGATTTTAGGGCATTTAAGAATGGATTGAATTTGTTAAAATTAGCAGATGAAAAAAAACCTTTAGAATTATTTTACAAAGGAATTAATGAAAATGGTTTTGCAGACAAAATTAAAGAAAAAAATGATGATTTCTTTTTGCAAAATAATTATGATAATATTATTAAAGAAGCAGATGACGATAATATTAATGACCAATTAATTAATAAATTAAAAGGATATTGGAAAGATTTAGAAAGTACTAATAGAGATACTGTGTGGACATATTTTAGTAATTTATTAAAAGTTTCTGAAAAATATTATGAATTAAAAAATTAAAAAATTAAAATAAATTTATTTTTAAATTTTTTTTTATTAATTAATTAATTAATTTTGATTTAATTAATTAATTAATTTAATTAATTTAATTAAAATATTATGGATAAAAAGAATGAGATAAAAAAAATAAAAGATTATACTGCGTGGATTAATTATTTATCATTTTGGTATTTTATTTGGTTTATTATGTATTTAATAAAAATAATAAAAATACCACCTTCAATATGGTTTTATATAGGTGCAATTATTTACATTATTTTTAAAATTTTTTTTATATTATCTGATAATTATTTAAATCGCATTGAAAATTATAAAGTTTTTATTATTCAACTTACATCCACTATCATATTAGATATTGTACCATTATTGTTTTATAATAAATTAGGTTTTATATTAAATTTTAATAATATTTTGATTAATTTAATATTTTTAATTGTATATATTATATATATTAAAATTAAATTTCAATATATTTATAAAAAAGATAAATCATTAAATGAAAGTTTAAACAAAATATATTATGAATACAACAATATATTTAGTATTCCTAAAATAACTATTAAAGATTATTTCTATTTGAAGTATAGATTTTAATAATCTATTTAAGTCCTTAATCTTTTAACACCAATATAACTAATTAAACTATTAAATAAAGTTGTTGTTTCTGTAATTGTATCATAATACACCATTCCTTTTGGTGTACAATTACAGTAATCTTCTGATGGAAAATCGGAAGTAACTGTTGATACATTTGTAATTTCATTTACACAAGCATATAGTCTTGATAAACTATCTCCAGTTGTAAATAATACAGAAACGTTTTCTTCAAAATTTGTTACGTATTTTTTTAAAGCTTTAATATAGTTAACTTGTCCGTGGTCTCCTATCATTTTTAAAGTATATAAAATTCTTAAAAATATTGTATTAATATTATCATAATTCCAATAATCAAATTTGTTCGGATTTTCCGAATTTTGTTTAGAATTTAGAAGTGTCCAACACTCTAATATATTATATATATTTTTAAATTTATTTTCAATTATATTATTTTCTTTAAAGTTAAAATATGTGGTTTTATTTCTATTAATATCTCGTAAATTTTTGTAATAGTCATTTATTAAATTTGATAATTTTCTTAAATCATTTAAATTTTCTAAATCAATTATATTTAATATATTTTTATTTTCATCAAATGTCCAATTTTTATAAAATTCTTTAATTCTGTTAAGTCTTATATTTGTATATTCACCTCTTTTATTTTGAGAAATCTTTTTATATTTTATATTAGTAAAATTGTGAAACATTAATAATACAGGATATAATCTATCTTCATTATCTACCGTTTTTCTATTTAACACAATTTGAAATTTAATATCAAAATTATAATCAATATTTCCATTCATATTATAAAAACCTGATTTATTTAAATTATTATCACTATCTATTCGATACGTGCTATTTGTGATATTATTAAAATGTTCTTTGTAGGTTTCATTCAATATATCTATTTCTGTATTTTCATCTTTTTTTATTATTAAACTATATAAATGATAATTTGAATCATTAGTATTATTTTTAATAATAAAATTATCTTGAGAAATTGTAATTTCTTCTAATCTTAATTCATAACCATTACTATTAGTTAAATTACATATTTGATTTATTTTTTGTATATTTGCTTCAAAATTATTATAATTAAGATAATTTTTACCTGCACCATCAACAGCAGATGCTGGTGTTTCCATATGCCACGATTTTTCAGTTGTTGCTAATATTTCTGTACCAACTCTTTCTAAAATTTGTTTTTTTAATTGATTATACATTAAAACTTTATAATTTATATTAATAGATTCTTCATCTTCTTCATCTAGTGGAGTATCATTACTTTGTAAACTTCGTAAATAATCAATAATGTTTCCTTTAGTAATTTCTGTTACATTATCAAGACTAGAATAAAATGAACCAGGTCTCATTAATACATTACCAATATGTGATAAGACAGATTCAGTAGCACCTTGTGAATCTTGAAAAATTATAATTGTTTTATTTTGACTATTTCTAAAAAAATTTTGGGTTCTTTGTTTTTTTTCAGTATTTCCATATATATAGTAATTAGTAGCATTTTTTTCCCAGCCTTCAGAAAATGGTTGATAATTTTTTGTTATATTTTTTTTTTGTGAAATTCTTGGTTTAAATGGAATTTCAATATTAAATGCATTTGCATTATTTAAAGTAGGATATTTATTGTTTATCTTTTCAACTATTTTATTATTAAAAGTTTCAAAAAATAATTCTAATAAATATGTTGTAAAATATTTCATTTGTGAAACATTATATGACCAAGTTTTGTCTAATTTTTGTGGTGAAAATGTATCAAATATATCACCTTTATTAACTTCTTGACCTTTTGTTATATGAATTAATTTTCCAAAATCGTGAAAATTATCTATACCAGTTTCTAATAATTTTTTTATATTATATGAATTAATATTATTTTTAAATATTTTATTATTACTATTTGTTTCAAATCGTTCTTTTTTAAACTTATTATAATCATCTTTATAAGCAGCACCCCCTTTCTGACCGCTCCCTACCGGCAGCGATGATTTTATTTTTTTTGGTTCAGGATTTATTTCAAATGAAGATGAAGGATTTCTTTTAAGTGAAGGTTTTCTTTCAGGTGAAGGTGGAGGTGTACCTAGTATAGATGTTGGTTGTAAATTTTGTTCAGGTGAAGGTTTTCTTTCAGGTGAAGGTGGAGGTGTATCTGGTGTAAATAATTTATTAACCGATTCAGAGTTATTTTCTAAATCATCACTTATAAAATTATTTAAATTATCAGTTATAAAATTATCTGAATTATCATATGATTTTATTATTAAATTCATTGAAATATTAAATATAAGATTATCAATAATGTTATCATTAATCTTATCATTTTTTAAAAATTTATAATTTTTATCATTTAATATTAAATTTGTTATTTCATTTATTTTATTATTATTTATTTTATTTAAATTTTGTTGAATACTTAATGAATCATCTAAAATACTATTTATATATTTATGAACTTCTTCATATATTTGATTAGAATGATATTCTGATAATTTATTAATTAAACAATCATCTATTAAATCCTCTATTATTTTTTCATCATCACCTCCACCTTTTTGTTCTTCAATTTCTTCTTTAATTTCTTCTTTAATTTCTTTTTCAATTTCTTCTTTAATTTCTTCTTTAGTTTTTTTGTTTTTTTGATTGTTTTCTTCTTTGGTTTCTTGTTTATTATTACGTATTATAGGTAAAGATTCATTTATAGATTTATTTGATAATTTTGTTATTTTTTTATTATTTTCGTGTTTTAATAAAAGCAAGTAATTTGATTTTTCTTTTAATAAAACAATGTTTTTGTTGTATTTATTATTTTTATAAATAATTTTGTTATCAATATTATCATAAATAATTATATTTAATTTAATTAATTCTTCAAGAATTTTCAAATGAGATTTTTTAAATTTTTTAAAATTTTCATTATTATTTAATTTTTCTTTTATTAAATTATTTAATTTAATATTGTATTCTTTTATAGATTTGTTTAATTTTTTGTTGTCATTATTAAAAGTATTATTGTTTATACCTAATAATATACTAGCAATAAATAAATTTTTAATAGATTTATCTAAAATAACATATTTATAATTTTTGTTATAATCTTTTAATTGATACATTATATTTTATATAAATTATTATAATAAATTTTAAATTTAAAATACATATATATTTTTTAATTTTTAATAATAAATAAAAATAAATAAATGATTTATGATATTGTTATAATAGGTTCTGGAATAAGTGGTTTAAATCTATGTGATAAATTAAATAAGAAAGAAAAAATATTATTATTGGAAAAAGATAATAATATAGGAGGTAGAATTCAAACTATAAAAAAAAATGGATTAATGTACGAAGCAGGTGCAGCAAGATTTAATAATTATCATAATAAATTAATAAATTTAATAAAAACATTAAAATTAGAAAATAAATTTATAAAAATAGATAATAAAACAGAATATAAATCTTATCCACAAAATTTAAATAATAATTTAAAAAAAGAATTTAATAATATTGATAAAATTATTGAATTATTAATTAAAAAAACAAAAGATTTATCAAAAGAAGAATTACAAAAACATACAATAAAAAGTTTATTAAAAAAATATTTAGAGAAAGATTATAAAGGAATTACAGATTATTTTGAAAATATATTTAATTATTATTCTGAATATGCTCATATGAATGCTTATAATAGTTTAGAATTATTTGAAAAAGAATTTAATACAAATATAGATTATTATTTATTAAATGGAGGTTTATCTCAGATTACAAAAAAATTATTTAATAAAAACAAATCAAAAATTGAATTTAAATTAAATTATTTTGTAAATAATATAGAATTGACAAAAGAATCATTATATTTAATAAATAATGAAATTAAATGTAAAAAAATAATATTAGCAATAAATCACCATGGTTTAAAACAGATAAGTTTTAATAATTTTGATAAAAAAAATTTAAATAAATTTAATAAAAATTTTAATTCGATTGTATGTAAACCATTGTATAGGTTATATTTTAAATACAAAAAAGATGATATTTGGTTTAGTAATATTAATAAGACGACAACAAATTTAGACATTAAATTTATCATACCATATGATATTAAGAATGGATTGATAATGATAAGTTATACAGATGGTAAATATGCGAATAGAATGTTAAAAAATAGAACAGATATGTCTGAAGATAAATTTATAGATTATATACATAATCAAATATTAAAGTTATATCCAGAAGTAGAATTAAAGAAACCAGAAAAGATATATGATCATTATTGGCATTGTGCAGCAGGTTATTGGAAAATAAACAAAGACAGTGATAAAATTTATAAAGAATTAATAAATCCTTTTGAAAATATTTATGTATGTAATGAGAATTTTAGTAAAAAACAAGCGTGGATAGAGGGTGCATTAGAAATGAGTGATGATGTATTAGATATTATGAATAATATAAAAAGAGGTGGTGGTAATAATAAAAAATATAGATTAGAAGAAATAGAAAAACATAATAAAATAGATGATTTATGGGGATATTATAATAATGATGTATATAATTTAACTGATTTTGTAAAGAATCATCCAGGTGGAAATAGTATATTAAAATTGAAAGATTACAAGCATGATATAGTTGCGACTTGGAAAAATATTGCTAGATGGCATATAGATAAAAATTATGAAGATAAATTGAAAAACAGAGAAGATATTAAGTTATTAGGTAAATTAGAAAAATAAATCCTCGTTAAAATTTAGAAAATAAGTTTCGTGATTTTAATTAATAATAAATGGATATTGAAAATAAAATTGTTTATGTTTTTAATAAATATTTAATCCAATTTTTTAAAGAAATTAAAAAAGATGATTATTTGAAAATAGCAATTAAGAAAAATTATAAAATGATTGATAAATCAAATTCTAAATATGTTAATGAATTTATGAGTTATTTAGGTAATAATGTTAATACAGAATTATTTATTAAAAAATATGATAATAAAGAGGATTTATTAAAATTATTAGATAAAGAAGAATTATTAGATATGAAGATATTTAAGAATATTACATTAAAAAGATTGAATGGGTTTTATAGTGATGATAAAGATAAATTGTTAATGTATTTTAATACATTCTTTTTATTATCTAATTTATACAATGAATCAGTTATGTTAAAAGAAGATTTTTTAATAAATAAAAAAGAAAGAGAAGAAAAACAAAAGAGAAAAGAAGATATTGAAAAAGATGTTGAAGATATTTTAGAAGAAGATGAAGATAATAATGAAGAAGATAACAATGAAGAAAATAATAATGATGAAGAAGATAATGATGAAAAGGAGAGTGATGAAGAGATAACACCAGAGATGGAGTATGCTGTTTTACAGAAAGGGTTAGATGATTTACTGGTGTATTGTTTAAAGGTAATAAATAGAGTTGAAAATTCAAAAGAACCTGAAGAGGGTATAATGGATGATATAGTAGAAAACATAATACATAATATATCATTATTGGGAATAAGTATAGACAATACACAAAATGAAAAGGTAAATAGTATATTAGAGGAAAGTAAGATAGGTAAATTAGCGAAAGAGATAAGTGAGAGTATAGACTTGAGTGGTATAGATGAAGAGAATATAAAAAATATAAAAAATCCATTGGATATATTACAGAATAGTAATTTTATGGGAGATATAATAAATCAGGTAGGTAATACAATAACAAACAAGATGAGTTCGGGTGAGTTAAATCAGGAAGATTTAATAAAAGATGCTTTTTCATTGATGGGTGGTTTACAAAATGATATAGGAAATAATCCATTATTTTCGGAGATGTTTAGTAATTTAAATTCTAATACATCAAATGAATCGTCTGGTAATGAAGGTAGTGATGATATGATGAGTAATATGATGAATAATATGGGAAATATGGGTGATATATTTAAAAATTTATCGAAAAATCTGAATATGAATGATATTCAACAGATGCAGAATGCGATGGGTGGTTCAAGTGGTGTAAATCAAAATAATCCAAATAGTAGAGAAGGAAAAATGAGAAAAAGATTACAAAAAAAACTTAATGAAAAGAATTAAATAAAAAATGAAAAAAAATATAATAAATTTTAATATATTAAAAAAATAATAATGAGTGAAGAAAAGATATGGTTTGAAGATATACAAGGTTTAATTACAAAAGATAATTTTTTAAAATTTTTTCCAACATCTGATATGTCTTATATTGAACAAATAAACAGTATTATTCGTTTTACTATTTATTTAACAATTATATTAATATTATTTAGAAATAATTATAAATTATTTTATTTATTATTGGGTGTATTAATGGTAACATATGTGATGTATTCTACAGATAAAAAAGAAAAAGAAAAGAAAGAGGTATATTATATTAAGAATGAATTATCAAAATCAAAGAAAACAGGAAAAGTGTGTAAGAAGCCAACAGTTAATAATCCTTTTATGAATAGAAATTTATTAGCAGAATATGATGAAGTTAGAGATAAAGAAGCGTGTGATATAGAGAATGATTATGTTAAAAAAAGTATGAAAGAAAAATTTAATGATAAATTGTATCGTTCTGCTGATGATATATTTATGAATCATGCTAGTGATAGACAATTTTATACAGTACCTAATACAGATTTAGTACCAGACCAGACAGCATTTGCAAAATGGTTATATCAAAGGCCTAATTGTAAATCAGGTAATTATGAAGCTTGTTATGAAAATGTTAGTGAAGTAATAGGTAATCAATATAATTAATTAAATTAATTAAATAATTAATAATAAAAAATGAATTAGATAAATAAATTATTTTTATAAAAAATTAATTAAATAATTAATTAAATAAATAAATAAAAAGAGTTAAATAAATTTATTATTATATTATAAATAATGAGTTGTTCTAATAGAAATGTTCATTTAGATAATCGTGTAGGATTAGACGATTGTGCATTAGCAGCAAACGAGCGTCAAAACATAAAGATAGATGAATATCATTTGTATAATCCTCGTGTAGATTGTAGTGATAAGAATTACATGGGAGTAGCGGAGTGTAATAATATGGTAGTAAATAATGGTTATGGATACACAGATGCTTGTAATGTGGATATAGATTCGAGGTTAAGAAATGGTGGTGAATTGACAGATTCAAAGGTATTGAATCAGAAATACAGAAAATGTGGTGTAAATGGTGATTGTGAAGATGAGGTTAATATGATAGAGAATCGTTTGAAAAGAGGAAATGATTATGGTTTGAAAAGATGTGATACAATAAGTGAAGTAAACACATTAGATTTACAATTTACTCCAATGATAAAATGTTTAAAAAACAATATTCAGAATCCAAATCATATTGTACCAACCTGGACCTGGGGTGGAGAACCTACACGTGATCCACTTAAACAGAAAGAATTTTTGAAATCACAGGGTTATCAATTTCAAAACGGCATCGCTGAACGTGCTTGCGGATTTCAATAAAATATGGTGGAAAGTATTTAAGAAATAAACTCTATGAAATATATATATTCAAAAAAATTTTTTCATTAATATAATAAAGTATAATAATTTTTATAAATATTCATATTAATAAAATATGGATAATATTGAAAAAAAAATATCAAGATATGATATTAATAAAGACCAAAATTTAAAAAAATTAGAAATCATTATAGAGGAAATAATTGATTTAATAAACACAGAAGAAGATGAAAAGAATATTTTAAAATTAAAAAATCATTTAGATAATTTTAAGAAAATTTTGCGTGATAATAAAGAGAATATTGATATTAAAGACAATAATTTATTTAATAAATATCCAGACAAAAACGATGATAATTTTTTGAATAAATTGATGAATAAAAAAGAATTTGCGATAAGTAAATATAATAAAGATGATTTTTTAAAAATTAACAATGATTTTTTTGAATTATCTAAAAATCAAAAATTTATTAAAAAATTTTTATCACCTGAAACACCTTATAGAACTCTTCTTTTATTTCACGGTGTAGGTGTAGGTAAAACTTGTTCTTCTATACAAATCTCACAAAATTTTAAAAAAATATACAATAAAAAAACTCTTGTTATTTTACCTTCTCAATTAAAAGGCAATTATATTAAACAATTATTTGATATTGCAAAATATAATAGTGATAATAATTTTATTGATATGAAACAATGTTTAGGAAATTATTATTTAAATAAAATTGTAGATAATCAAAAAAGTAGTACTAATAAATTAAATATAAATGTTAAAAAATTAATAGAAGACGAATATGAATTCTTAGGTTATCAAGAATTCGCCAATTTAGTTAAAAAAATTAAAAAAAAATACACTAATCCTACTGATTTTAATAAAAAATTAATTAATTATTTTGATGATAGAGTTATTATTGTTGATGAAGTTCATAATATGCGTTTAATTAATACTGAAAAACAAGGTAAAGATGTAACAAAATTTTTTCAAAAAATATTGTCATTGTTGCAAAACCACGTGTTGGTATTATTAACTGCTACACCTATGTTTAACTCTTATGAAGAAATTAAATTTATAATGAATTTAATAGAATTGAGTGAAAACAAGAAAAGTTTGTTTAATAATTTAGAAGAAGACAAAGACAAGATAAAAATATTTAATAACAATGATAATTTAAATAAAGATTTTATAAAAATATTAAAAAAAATTTCAAACAAAAATATTAGTTATATGAGAGGTGAAAATCCATATACATTCCCTGTTCGCTTATCTCCTAAAATATATAATTATTCTAAATTATTAAAAAAAAATAAATATCCTAATAAAGATATTTTTAATCAATCTATTCCTGATAATGAACAAATTAAATATTTAGATTTAGTTAAAACTAAATTAACATCTTTACAACATTCCATTTATTCAAATATTAAATCAAATAACAACAATGAAGATTCTACTGATTTTCAACAAAAAATACAAATATCTAATTTTATTTATCCTTCTTTAAGTGTTTTTGATTTTAATGAAGGTAATATTGAAGTTAAAGATGATTATGATGTTAAAGATTGTTATGGTGAAAAAGGTTTTAATAAAATATTTAAAAAAGATGAATCAAAATTTTCTTTTAAATATCGTGATAATATTTTAAATTCTTTTGGAGAAATTTTAAATTATAATAATATTTCGTTTTTCTCTAACAAAATGAAATTATTAATTGATAATGCAATCAATTCAGATGGTAAAGTATTAATTTATTCAAGATATTTGTATTCAGGTATAATACCAATTTGTATGTGTTTAGAACATTTAGGTATTAATAATACTGATGATAATATTTTAAATAAAAGTAATTTAGAGAAGAAAACAGATAATTCTTCATTGAAAAATATTTTAGAGAAAACAAAAAATATGGGTTCATACATAGTTATAAGTGGTAATAATTCATTATCAAAAAATAAATTAAAAAATATTGATAAATTTAATTCAAAAGATAACACAAATGGTGAAAAAATAAAATTCATTTTAATAACAGAAAGTGGTTCAGAAGGTATTGATTTAAAAGGAGTTAGACAAACACATATATTTGACCCTTGGTTTAATGTAAACAGATTAGAACAAATTTATGGCAGAAGTGTGCGTAATTTTTCTCATTTTGATTTAGACGAGAAAAAGCGAAATTGTTTAATTTTTAATTATGTTAATATGAATATAGATGAATTAAAAGATATTGAAACAATTGATTTTAGAATGTATCGTATATCTGAAAACAAACAAACAAAAATATCAATGATTGAAAGAATTATAAAAGAAAATAGTGTAGATTGTAAATTAAATGAAGATATTTTAAGTTTTAAAAACATTAAAAAAACAATTCAAATACCTGATACTAGATTAAATAAAAGAATTATTGAGAATTTTGATATAAGTGATAAAAATAATAGTAAAATATGTGATTATATGGATTGTAATATAAAATGTAATATAAATTTGGAGAAAGATGAATTAGATGAAAAAACATTTAATAAAAATATTTTAGAAAATGATATTAAAACATTACAAGAACATATTAAATTATTTTATTTTAAAAATTCTAAAAATCATTTTAAATTAGAAGAAATAGAAAAAAATTTGGAAGAAGTTATTATAGATGAAAAAATATTATTTTATGCCTTAGAAGATTTAGTTAAAAACAAAACATTATTTCAAAGAAAAGAGTTAAATGTAAATAAAGATACACTAAATAGTAAAAATAAAAATATAACAGAAAAAAAAAGAACTGGATATTTAATTAAAAAAGGTAATGAATATATATTTCAACCAAATGATATTGATGATGAAAAAATTTTATTAAATGAAAAAAAAGATAGTAAAAAAATTATGCCTAATTCTTTAAACATAACAAGTTTAAATGATTTAGTTAAAGAAAATGTTAATGATAGCTTATCAACAAAAAAAATGTCTGAAAAAGAAATTGAAAACAAATTAAAACAAAAATCTGTTGAATTAGTTGAAAAATTAAAAAAATCTTATGATACATTAGATAAATTTTTAAAGATAATATTTATTAATAAAAGTAATGATTTTAAGGAAAAAGAAAATAAATCTTATGTACAAATTATATGGGATATAGTAATAGATAATTTAAATGAAAGAGATTTATTAAAATTGTATTTATTTGTTGCTAAAAATATTTTAAACAAGAAAATTAGTAAGAACATAAAAAAATCATTAAATAAAGTTAAATTAATAAGTTATGATGAGAATGATAATATGGAGGCTTTTTATAATTATTATAGTGATATATTTGTTTGTTTAGAAAATAATAAATTAGAAGAATGTGCACCATTAAAAAACAATGAATTAAAGAATAATTATACTAAATATATTAAAGAATTGAAAAAAAGTGATATAAATGTGTTAGGTTTTGTAGATATATTAAAAAATAATAATATTAGTTTTAAAATAGTTGATTTGAATAAAAAGAAGGAGAAAAAAAGTGTAAGAGGAACAGATTGTATAAGAACATCAACTATCAAAATAAATATTTTAAAAGATTATATTAATAACATTGATAAAAAATTATTAAATGATAATGTGTATTATAAAAAAGAAAACTTATGTTTAATTTATCAATATTTATTAAGACGTATGAATTCAAATAATGATATATTTTATCTTAGACCAAGTTTAGTTAAATATCTTATCATTTAATAATTAATTAAATTATTAATTAAATAATTAATTAAATTATTAATTAAATTATTAAAAATATAAATAAATATAAAATGGCAGATATAAGTGATGTTTTCGGTAGTTTAAATTCAAATGCTCCATCAAATCAAATGCCTCCTAGTCCTCAAAATACAACACCTGCTGTTCAGAATTATAATGATGGTTTTATGATGAATGTAAATGCGAATCAGTTAAATCCTATGAATAACACTTCTAATAATCAAGTAAATTCTAATGAAAATCCAGATAATAATGATGCTATCCAAAAAATACAGAATGAAATTAATAAACAAAAAAAAATAAATGAATTGAAGAATGAATTAAGTAAATCAAAAAATTCAGATAGTATAATGGAAAAATATACTAAAAAAAGAAAAGATGTTATGAAATGGATTACATTATCTCTTGTAGGTGTCTTAGCATTGTCATTACACGATTTAATAAGATATAATATTAATAGATATTTAACAACTAATGATGTTTCTCAAAAAAATGAACATTATCTTAGAATATTAGTTCCATTGATTATTGTTTTTGTTATATGGACTTTAAAAGTTAATTCAAAATAATTTATTAAAAATATTTAACATTTTATTTTATTAATTAATTAATAAAAAAATTAATTAATTAAATTAGATAATTTAATTAGATAAATTAATTAATTAATTAAATTAGATATGATATATGATATAGATTATAATTTGTTAATATTTTTTATAAATAATTTTTTATTAAATGATAAGATAAATTCAAAATTGTTAATAAGGATATTGCATTTATTGAAATTTAATAAAAAAAATATAAGTGATGTATTAGACCATTATAATTTTGATTTAAAATATATATATTTTGAATTAGAAGATTTAAATAAATATAAAGAATTAATAAATAAAGAATATAATAATAATTTTATAAAACATTTAGATATAAGACATTTATATGATTATAATCATTTTTATAATTTAAAAAAAAATAAAATAAAAAATTTAAATTTTTTTTGTAATTTAAAAATATTAAATTTAATAGAAAATCGTGAATTACGTGATAATGATATAAAATATTTAAAAAATTTAACTGATTTAATTTTACCAAAAAATAAATTAATAACTGATAATGCTATTATTAATTTAAATAATTTAATTAATTTAGATTTAACATTTAATAAAAATATAACAGACAATGGAATAAAAAATAAATTAAAATTAGAAAAAGTTGTTTTAACACATAATCAAAATATAACAGATAATGCTTTTAAAAATATGAATAATTTAAAAATAATTAATTTAGGTTATAATAGAAATAAAAATCTCAATTTTAATTTTATATTTCATAATAAAAAACTTAAAGAAGTTTGTATTTTTAATAAAGAACTTAAACCAAATATTTTAAATTATATGAAAAATAATATTGAAGAATTAATTTGTCCTGAAAACTTTTTTTAATTAATTTATTTAATTAATTTATTTAATTAATTTATTTAATTAATTTATTTAATTAATTTAATTAATTAATTTATTTAATTAATTTTGTTTAATTAATTTTTTTATTTAATTTAAAAAACATTTCTTCTGTTATAGTTATTATTTTTTAAATTATGTTGTTGTTGTGGTTCTTGGTAATAATCATCATCACTGCTTGAGGTGTCATCATATTGAGAGTATTGTTGTGAATATTGTTGTTGATTTACTTTTGATTTTTGATTTTTTGTTTGATTAATAGTTTGATTTTTTGTTTTGTGTTTGATTTGATTTTGTAATGATTGATTGATTGTATTTTGTGATTCTTTTAATTTTTGTACATCATCTTGAAGAGTTTTTAAAACAAAATTGATAGTTTGATGATTATTTAATATTTGTTTTTCTAATGTTTCTATTCTATCATTAATTTGAATAACAGAATTACAAATATTGTCTTGTAAATTTTCTAATTTTATTATTCTATTATTTAATGGATGATTAGTATTTAAATTCATTTTTTATTTTAATTTTTAATTCTAATTAATTTTAAATAATATTAATTGAAATAAAATAATGACAACTTCTAATACTTCTTACACTTGTGATATTCCAAATGAACCTGAGGAAGAAATTAAAATAGAACTTTTACCAAAAATTATAAAAAATCTTATATTATATTTTATATTAATAATTATAAGTTATTTAAATTATATATTTATTAAAAATAAATATAATAATGATAATAATTTAAATAATTTTATATTATCTAATAAAATTTTTAATAATTATATTATTTTATCAATAACAATATTATTTGGACATTTATGTTATATATATTATTTAATTTATTTAATTTCTAAAGAAAAACAAAATAATATTTACATATTATATTGGAGTTTAACTTTAGTTTCGGTAATAGCACTTATATATTTTATGTATAAAACTCCAAATTTAAATTTTAAAATTTTAATTTTATTAAATATAGCATTTATTTATATTTTTTTAATATTAAAATTAAATAAAAATAAAAATATAAATGAGTATGAAGCAAATGTATTTTTAAATAATTTATTTAATAATTATGAATTACTAATTATTTTAAATTTTTTATTTTATATATTTTATACTATATTTATAATAATTTAATAATTAATATTATATTTTTTAAAATGTTAATTAAATAATTTTTATTATTAATAATATTATTAAAAATAAATATTATAAATATGTCTAGTAAGATAGGTTTTTCAAATCTAACAAAAAATTTTGGATTATATAAATCTAATATAAAAAATTTAATGAAGAATTCTCAATTAAATAATCCTATAGTGATGAATAAAATGTTTACTAATAATGAAGCAGCAAAATTTTTAGGAAAATTATCATTTTCGTGCGCTTCTCTAAAACAATTTGAAAAAATTGGTAATTATGAGAATACATTACCATTATTTAATCTTATATTTATAATATTTATATTATATACCTTAAAAATTAATTTAGATATATTAAAAAAATTATTAATAGATTTTGAATTAGAATTAAAATATAATAATGAAAATGAAAATTTTTATTTAACATCTAAATTTTTTAATTATTTAGGAAAAAATTTTAGCAAATTATTCAATCAAAAACAATTTACACTTTTAGGATTTTTATTTGGTGTATTTTTATTAATACTTGCCTTAGTAGTTGGAATTAATAAATTTTATAAACATATTATGAAAACACAAAATACACAAATTTTTGAAGAAAATTTAAGTTTTAAATATATAATATTATTATCATTAATAATTGCATTAGTAATTTCAATTGTTATAATTACAGTTATTATGTTTTTTATTATAGCAATAATTAGTATAATTATAGGTTTAAATGATTTTATTTTTATGTTTGAAGAAATAATAAATTATGGAATTTTTAAAAAATACAATAATAAAATTACTAATATAGGTTTCATTTCATCTTTAATAGATTTAATTTCTAAATTATCAATTATTCTCAATGTAATAATGGTTATATTTGGTATTTTATGTGTATTTTATATATTTAAGTCGTTTCAAAATTTAATTAATCATCTTAATAAATATAAAAAAAAGGATGGTCGTTCTATGGTAAACCCTCCACCTGAAAATAAAAATGTAGAAGGTGGAGGTGATGGTGATGAAGGTGGAGGAGATGTAGGTAATGAAGGTAATGAAGGTGAAGGAGGAGGTGGAGAAGATGGAGGAGAAGGAGGTGGAGAAGATGGAGGAGAAGAAGGAGAAGGAGGTGGAGGAGGTGGAGGAGATGGAGGTGAAGGTGGAGGTGAAGGAGTTGATGAAGGTGGAGGAGGAGGTGAACCACCTTCTTCAAATTCTCTATCTTCCTAATAATATATTAAATTTAATTAATTTTTATAAAAATGTTTTTAATTTTAAATATAAATATATTATAAATAATGTCAAGTACTATGAATATAAGTGGTCAGATTTCAAATGCTACAAATAGAACAAAATTAATTACAAATAATATTATTTCAAATAATCAAGATATAATAATATATGTTGCAATATTAATTCGTATAGGTGTTTTATATTTGAGTTCAAGAGTTGCAAGTAATATAATGAGTCAAATTTATACAGAAAAAGTATTATTAAGAGGAGAAGAACCACCATCTCTTACATATCAATTATTTTTATTTGTATTAATTGATTTCTTTTTATCATTAATTATAATTTTATTAATTTATATGATAAGTACACAGGAATCACCTGATGGTTCATCATTAATAGCGAAATTTATAAAACAATATTTTATATCATTGATAGTATTATTTACAATTGTTTATGTAATATCTAATATAATGTATAGAAAAAAATATTTTTTGTATAAAGATGATGGTCTTAGAGCAGTAAGAGCATTAGATGATTTGATATTTAATATTGGTATGTTTGTTATGTTAATTCCTTTTTATGTTCTTAAAATTTAAATTATAATCATAATTTAACAGTTTTATTTTTAAAATAAATTTAAAAAATAAATTTAAAATAATAATTAATAAATTTAAGTAATAAGAAAAAAATAATAATAAGATTTGTAATTATGTATAAGTTAAATAATATTGATGATTTGGATGATTTTTTAGATAGAATCATTAGATTGATTAAATTAATAAATTGTTATAATGGTATAATATTTGGTGATTTAATAATAAATTTGTTTTTAATAAATAATAATTTTAAAAAGAATAAGATTTTTAATATAAATAAAGATAATATAAAAAAATATTTTGAATTGGATAAAAAAATTTTAAATGATATAAATGATATTAATATAATTTTTGATAATAAAAATATAATATCGTGTTTTACAAATTTTTTAATTAGTGATATATTTAATTTATTTAAATTTCATAGATATTATATAAAGAATGATATTGTAAATAAATTTGTAATATATCAATTTTCATTTTTCAATAAAATTATCAATTTAAATATAATATCAAATGCAATCTCAAATAAACATTTTATTAATAATTTAAATTTATTAACAAATAATATAGATTTTAATTTTATATATTATTATAAAGATAATTTATATTTTTTTAAAAATATTTTAAATTACAATAATAATTTAAACAATAATCAATTAACCAGTTCACATTTAATATTAAATAATAATGATGAAGCAAGTACATCATCAAATATAACTAATAATATAGTTATAGCAAAGAATGATATAAAATTAATAAATAGGATTTGTAATAAAACATTTTCATTAGTACAAAAAGATTATTATATTAAGAATCATTTAGAAAATATTAATATATGTTACAATATGGTATTAGATGATTATTTAATGGATGATTATATATTGACTGAAATGTATAAAAGTAAAAAAAATATATGTAAAAGAATAAGAACAACAGGTTTTTATGATAAGAATTTATTAAAAAATACAATAGGTATTATATTTTTCAAATGGTCTGATAGAGAACAATTAGAAAAAAAAAAATTAAGAAATTTATACAAAAAAGAAGATTATAAAAAAATTTTATCACAAGATGAATGTATAATATGTAGTAATAAATTTAAAGATAATGATATAATAATTAATACTAGTTGTAATCATAATTTTCATTGGAAAACAGATTGTAATTTAAATATTGATTGTCCAGGTGTATCTAATTGGATAACAAATCATAAATATAATTGTCCTATTTGTCGTTTTGAAAATTTTATATAAAATTTTTTTTATTTTTATATTTTTAATTTTTTTGTATATATATATATTTAAATGTATATATAAAATAAAAATGAATATTATAAGTTTATTGAATTTAATAATGATAATAGTAATATTTATGGTATTATTTAAAATTAATAATGATATAAATAAGATTAAAGTAGTGCACGATAAAAAAGAAGAAAATCTTGGTGTTACATTAAATCAAGTATATAATAATCAATTATATTTTAATAATATTCTTAATCAAATAACAGATATAATGAATAACTCAACAACAGAAGAAGAAAAAAATAATTTATTAACTTATTTAAATGAACAATTAACTAATTATAAAGAAAATGTAATTGATTCAGAAAGTAGTGTAGAAGGTCCAGTAGTAGAATCTTATGAAGATTCGGATAATTCACAAATGGATTTAAGAGATAAATTGAATCAAATTAATGATTTAATAGAGGATAATAAAAATAAAAAAGAAAATTTAAATAGTTTACTATCTGATTCAAAGATAAATGAAATTTATAATCATTATAATAATGTTGAAAATTTAGTTAAAATTAAAGAAATAATGGATAAAATAGATATTACAAGAGATGGTGATTTAAAATTAATGTATGATATTAGCAATATTAATTTTTGTACTAATAATGAAGCCGGCACAGAAGTTTGTAAAAAATTAAAACCTGATTCCGTAGAATAATTAACAGAAACTATAAGTACAAGTAGTCAAGTATTATTATGATATTATTAATTTTTTTTAATAAATAAATAAATATTTAAATAAATAAAATATGTTACAATATTTATTTATAATAATTATAATTATAAGTTTAGTAATAATTGGTTATTCATTAGCAAAAATGTATAATGACATTGATTTATTCAAAAAAATAGTAATTTATGATCAAATGAAAAAAAGAGAATTAATAAATAATAATAAAGAAATATTAAATACTAAAATAAATAATAATGTAGAAATATTAAATACTAAAATAAATAATGATATAGAAAGTGCTGTACAAGGATTTAATATACAAACAGAAGGTTTAAATAATTTAACTAATTATATTTATGCAACAAGTATTTGTAATGTTGGTAGTAATAAGGTAAGAAAATCCGATTCCGATAATACAAAATTGTCTGAATCTGAGTTAGAAAGTTTAGATGACATAAGAAAAAATACAAATAGAATATGTTGTAATAATCCAGATGTATCACAAACATTAAAAGATACTAATTTTAGTTGTTATCCTAATCCTATAGATTCATTTGGTAATTATAAAAAAATAGAAAATTTTTCTGAAGATGAAACACCTTTAGATACACCTTTAACAGAGCCAGAATTAGAAGAGCCAGAATTAGAAGATATTCCAGAAATAATAGACACAGGAAATATACCTATGCCAGAACCTACAGAAACAACATTAAATAATAGTAAATTATTAGAATCTGAATTTGCAGATAAATTATCAGGTGATGGAACTCCATACGATGGTTTAAGTATACCTGGTGATTTAAAAATATCTAAAAAAGATGGTACTGGTGCTATTGTTCATATAGATGGTAAAAATACTAGATTATGTGGTACAGGTACAGGAAGAATGTGTTCTTATTTTCCATATAAAAATAAAAATACATATATTAGACCAGGTAAAAGAAATACTAATAATATTTATATAACACACGCAAATGAATTTAGAGCAAAAAATAAAAATAATATATTATGTGGTGAGGGTGGATTATGTTCTTATTTACCATATAAAAGTAATGATACTTATATTAGACCTGGTAAAAATAATAGAAATATTTATTTAACACACGCTAAACATTTAAGAGCAGAAAATAATAGTAATATATTATGTGGTAGAGGTAGTGGAAGATTGTGTTCTTATTTACCTAATACTAATAATCATACTTATATTAGACCTGGTAAAAATAATAGAAATATTTATTTAACACACGCTAAATATTTAAGAGCAGAAAATAATAGTAATATATTATGTGGTAGAGGTCGTGGAAGATTGTGTTCTTATTTACCTAATACTAATAATCATACTTTTATTAGACCTGGTAATAGAAATAAAAATATTTATATAGGTGGTACAAGACCATGGAATGAAACAAATACAACAGTAATTAATTCAAAAAATCCAGTTCAAATAAAATCTGGTATTAAAATAGATAAAGGAAAAGAATTATGTATAGATGATCAATGTTTAACAAAAGATGATATAAAAAAATTAAAAGATTTATAAACTAATTTATTAATTTTTTAATTTATTTATTTATTAAAATTCATCTATTATTATATTTGTTAATTATATTTGTTAATTATTAAAATTTGATTTTTTTATTAATTAATTAAAATTTACAAATTAATTAATTAATAAAATGAAAATAATAAATATAAATAATGTATATAAAAAAAATATAATAAAGAAAAATAATAAAAATTCAAAAATAAATAAAAAAAAAAGAATTAAAGATAAATA